AGATCATGGAGATTTAACAGATAGTTATCAATCATCTTCTTCTCCAGCATCAAACGGACATGGAGGATTAGTAGGTGGCTAGATCAACAACATTTAAATATAATGTAACAGTCGTGAACCCTGGTTCAGGAAACAAGTACTATATGGATGGTATACTTCAAACATATGTAACTTTGTTTCCAGGATGCACATACGAATTTAATCAAGATGATGGCACAAATAGTGGACACCCATTAAGATTTGCAACACAAGTTGATGCAGCAAACTCATCAGAATATACAACAGGTGTTACAACATCTGGTACACCAGGTTCAGCAACAGCTTGGACTAAAATAGAAGTTACAACTTCTACACCTTATAGATTATTTTTTTATTGTACAAATCATAGCGGTATGGGTAATTCTGTTACTGTTCCACAAGGAATAGCAACTAGAGCTTTTGCGAGTGGAGGTTATCCAAGTTATTCAAATGCAATTGAAGCAATTGATCTTACAACTACTGGAAACAGCTTTGATTTTGGTGACATGTCTGCTTCAAAATATGCATTAGGTGCACTAAGTGGATTAACTAAAGGGCTTTTATTTGGTGGATCGCCTGATGGAGGATCTACTTTATCAAATACAATAGATCAAATTATAATAAGAAGCCTTGGAAACTCTACTGACTTTGGTGATTTAGTTACAGCTACAAATTATCCAACTGGACTTAGTAATCAAACTAGAGGTATTTATGGTGGTGGATATATTTCTCCTGCTCAAGTAAATACCATAGGTTATGTAACTATAGCTACATTAGGAAATGCTACAGACTTTGGAGATTTAACAGTTGCTAGAAATCAAATAGGTGCTTGTTCATCACCTACAAGAGGTGTTTGGCTTGGAGGAAATCAAGCAGCATCACCAACTAGTATAGATGTAATAGATTATGTTACAATCGCATCTACAGGTAACGCTTTAGATTTTGGTAATTTAACAGAATCTGCGGCGGGAACTGCTGCTACTAGTAGTTCTACTAGAGGAGTTAGAGGTGGAGGAGCAACACCTAGCATAAGTAATGTAATGGATTATATAACCATTGCTTCAACAGGTAACGCTACGGACTTTGGAGATTTAACTGCTGCAAAAAGAAATATGACAGTTAATGGATCAAACAATACAATAGGTATATTTGGAGGTGGTCAAACTCCATCACTTGCACTTACAATAGATTCTATTACATTTGCTTCAACAGGAAATGGTCAAGACTTTGGAGATATAACAAGTTCAAATCTAGCTGGAGCTTATGGTCAATGTGGAAATTCTAATGGTCACGGAGGTTTACAATAATGTCTAATTCAGGAAAAATTTGGAACATGAAAGAAGTTTATAAAAAAATATCTGGAGATAACTGGACAACAGCTTATGTAGGCTCAACCGATATTGGTTTTGGTATGGGTGGAGAAGAAAATAGCTACACCAATATTATAGATTTTATAACTATAAACGCTGGTGGACAATTTGTAGATTATGGAGATTTATCAACACCAAGAACAGGTGGTGGTGTTTCTACATCAACAAGAGTAGTTCATGGTGGTGGTGATGCTCCTGGAGGAGTATCAAATGTAATTGAATATTTTGAAATAGCGGTCAAAGGAAATACAACAGACTTTGGAGACTTAACTGTTGCTAGAGGTAGAAACCCTGGAATAAATAATGACACTAGAGGTTTATTTTGTGGAGGTACTGATCCAAATTATAACAATGTTATAGATTACATAACAATAGCATCAACTGGTAACGCATCAGATTTTGGTGATATGATTTCTCCTGCTTTAGGTGGTGGATCAAATAATGTAAACTCTACAACAAGAGGTGTTTCTATGGGTGGAGGTAACCCAGGTAGATCTGACGTTATTCAATACATAACTTTTAGTTCAACAGGAAACATGACTGATTTTGGTGATATTGCTGCTGGAGGAACTCTTTTAAATGCAGGAGTATGTTCTTCTACAAGAGGAGTATATGGCGGAGGAAACGGAGGTGGAGGTAGTAATCAAATGGGTTATATAACTATAGCTTCTACTGGTAACTCAACAGATTTTGGTGATCTAGCATACTCCCCTACAGAAGGATTGATAGGAATAAGTAATTCTACTTTAGGTTTATTTTGTGGAGGAGAACCAGGTCAAACAAATGTAAATAAAATAACAATTGCTTCAACGGGTAATGCAGTGGAGTATGGAAATTTGACTACAAGGCACTCTGAAGGAGCTGGAAGTTCTGGTTCTCACGGTGGACTTTCATAATTAATATGTTATACAGTCTCTATGAAAGAGATTATACAGTATTTTCCAACTACTTTTTATTATAAAGAAAACATATTATCTAATTTAGATAAATCAGATATAGTTAAATATTGTTTAGACACCAAACAGAAAACAAAAAAAGGTGGTTCTGAATGGTTAGTTAATACTTTTAATAGTTTAGGAACTTTAGATATAATTAAAGATAAAAATTTTAATAATCTCAATAAAGAAATATTAAAACATGTTAATATATATAACGAAACTTTAGGGTCAGATCATAAATATGAAAAATTATCTAATGGATGGTTTAACATATACAATAAAAACGATTATCAAGAATTTCATAATCATGCAGGTTATACTTTTTCAGTTATTTATTATGCACAAGTAGAAAATAATATTGAGGATAGATCTGCTACTATATTTAAACATCCTTATGAAGATATGAGACCACTCAAAGGAGTTGTAAGACTAAATCATTTATCTTATCAAACAGTCAAAATGAGACCAGAAAACAATAGTTTATTAATATTTAGAAGTTATTTACAGCATTACGTAGAAAAAAATAATAAAAATACTAGAATTACTTTAGCCTATAATATTGACTAAATTTTAATTAATGTTATATACAATTTACACATGAAAGAAGAATTATTACAGTTGTTTCCAACACCTTTATTAATTGTACCGTACGAAGAATCTATTGATAAAGAATTAGCATATTTAAAAACTATTAGTTATCGTGAGCAACAACAAAACGGTAACTATAGATCCGATAATTCGTATTTATTACGTAGTGAAGAATTTAAAAACATAAAAACTTTTTTATCTGAATCAGTTAATAAGTTTACTGAGAATGTAATGCAATCAAAACAAAGATTAGTTATCACTCAATGTTGGGCCAATAGAAATCCAAAAGGATCCAAGCATCATGAACATGTACATCCAAATAGTATTATATCAGGTGTAATGTATTTTCAAATAAATGAGAAACTACCCCCTATATCTTTTTCAAAAACAAATCAAGACGGTATGAAATTAAATCCAGAAAAATATAATCATGTTAATTCTGAATCTTTTATGTTACCTTGTAAAACAGGTGAACTAATATTATTTCCATCTTCACTAAAACATAGCGTACCAATAAACCAAGGTGACGAAGATAGAATAAGTGTATCCTTTAATACATTTTGTATTGATGTAATAGGATCAGAACAATCACTAACTCATTTAGATATTAGGAGGTTAATGAATGAGCACAATTAAAAGTTATATATACGTAAAGAATCACATACCAACAGAACTGTGTGAAGAACTAATAGATCAATGTAACAAAGGTATATGGAAAAAACATACTTGGAATAATTATGCAGCAGGCACATTTGAATCTGAACCTACAAAAGAATTAGATGTCATGAGTTGTACTAAAGAACAACAAGCAAAGATAACACCATATCTTGTTAAAGCATTAGGTGAATATCAAAAAAAGCATAGTACACCAGGAGAAAAGACTCAAGGACCATGGCTCACTAAGTTTAGTCCAATAAGATTTAATAGATATCAAATTGGTACTATGATGAGAGAACACTATGATCATATACACAGTATTTTTGATGGTGAAATGAAAGGTGTTCCAATAGTATCTATTGTAGCTAACCTAAATGAAGACTACGAGGGCTGTGAATTTTATTGCAGAGGGGAGAAAATTGAGTTAAAAACAGGTGATATACTATTGTTTCCATCTAATTTCATGTATCCACATGAGGTAAAAGAAGCAACTAAAGGCACCCGTTACTCTTTTGTAAGCTGGGCCTTTTAATTATTATGAGGTTATATGCTACAAAAATTAGGTTTTGCTCCAGGTTTTAATAAACAGGTTACAGAGACCGGGGCTGAGGGACAATGGTTTGATGGTGATAATGTACGTTTTAGATATGGCTCACCTGAAAAAATAGGTGGGTGGCAACAATTAGGACAAGATAAACTAACAGGCGCGGCTAGAGCTATTCATCATTGGGATGATAATGCTGGTATTAAATATGCTGCAGTAGGAACTAATAGAATTTTATATGTTTATTCGGGTGGTACATATTACGACATTCACCCAATAAGAACTACTTTAACAGGCGCAAAATTTACAAGTTCATCTTCATCAACAACGGTCACGGTAACCTGCACCGGGGCTCACGGATTAATAGAAGATGATATCGTTTTATTTGATAATGTGACAGGAGTACCTGCAGCGTCTACTTACAGCGATGCTACATTTGAAGATATTAAGTATATGGTAACATCCGTACCAACTACTACGACCTTTACAATTACAATGGCCACACAAGAAACAGGAACGCCATTAACTACAAGTGATGGTAATAGCACTTCTATACTATGTTATTATACCGTAGGTCCTTCTCAACAACTTGGTGGTTTTGGTTGGGGTGCTGGTTTGTTTGGTGGTACTTCATTAGGTGCTGCGACAACAACTCTTGCAACAGCTTTAACAGATACTACAACAACTACTGTTGTTCTTGCTAACTCAGCAGCTTTTCCATCTGCAGGTGAAATAAGAATTGGAACAGAAGATATTAGTTACACATCTAATAATACTGG